TTACTTGCGGTCCCTAAACGCTTCGCAAGGTTGACCCCAGGTATTAGCGTGGAGATATCAACAATGGACCCAATGCCACCAAGCAGCATTCCAAAGCCACTGCCGTTTTGTAGCTTCGCACGGTCTGCAACTTGTGCGCGGAACGATGCCACACGGGCCTCGTATTGTTGCTGCGAGTACACCATGTCAAACTGACCGTCTTTGACGAAAGCTTCCATGTCGTTGTCTTTGTCGCGGTTCGCGGTCCAGTGGGCATAGACATTAAAGTTTTCGTCGGGCCGGTAGTCAAAAGTGTTGGCGTCACGACCACGGTCGAACCCGTAGCGGATCGTGGAGCCAATCCACGTTTCTTGCATCCACATCTCACCGGCTGTGCCTATGACGCCGAGACCTTGGACGTTGTCTGTAGAGTACCGGCGGGGGATCGATTGGACCGTCTCGACGTTTGTCTGAGTAGTGGTCTGTTGGACCGTTTGTTCTTCAGCCATGTCGGCTCCTGTTTATCTCGATTTGCTGGACTATTTACGGATTTGTGGACGTTTAGATTTACTCACGCCACCAAGGTTTGCCGCAATACGGTCACCCATGTTTCCGAGGTTAATCGAAATGTCTGTCTGCCATTTCTTACCGGCAGCTTTCAGTTCTTCTTGTCGAGCAAAGCCAATCATGGACGCTTGTTCAGTCAGTGTGGCTGACGATAGTGCTTTAATTGCATCAACTTCTCGACCTGACTTTAGTGCTTCGTAGAATGTTGTGCGTTTACTTCCCTCGTTAAAGTCATAAGTGTCCGTAATGACGGTTTCACCAGCATCGTTCATCTTAAAGTTAAATACACCAAGACCTCTGGCAATTCTTGTTTCAGGATCAAATAGCCCTTTCAATAAGGGTTCTTTAAGGATCGTTTCGTTTGTTGTCCCTAAGTCCTCGTATTTGATGTAAGAACGTCCGTCCGCTCTGGCTATACGTATAGCTTCACGCATGGCATCCAATCCACCTTCGTTGAAATCGGCAGACGTTAACTTGCCCCCAGGACGCGCAGCGTTACCTAAGAAGTTCACGAACTCTGATGTCCCAAAGGACTGTACGGCTTTCGTAACGCTTTCAACCGTGTCCAATGCGTAGTCCGCAGCAACGTCAAGTGCTTCACCAACAAACGATCCAATCACTGCACCGGCCCGATTGAAGACCGTACCGTCTTCGATATAGGCGTCCATGAGTGTTCCTTCAGAATCGTAGACTTCACCAGATGTACTGATGGTGACCTCAAAGTCTTCTTCAGCGGTGTCGGTGATAGTGCCAAATGTGTAGTTCGATTTGTCTAGAACTTGACGGTTACGCTCAAGGACCGATTGTACCGTCGATATACGATCCTCTGTGTCTGCTTGTGTTGCCGCTGCGCGTGACGCTCTTTCAGCTTTCTTAAATGCACTAACGGTAGTCATGTTGGTATCGTCCAAGAATGCTTCTTCACTAACCGGCTCCATCGTTGGCACGGCGTTCTTTGGATCGTCGCGACCTTCAGTGTACAGGAAGGTCGATAGATTACCGTCTGTACCAATCACGATCTCATCGCCCTCGACCAGTTCACCGGAGTCTCTCGCAGCGATGTAATCACGGGTGTTGTCGAAGAACATCGCGCTGTCCATATCGACGTCAAGTTCTGCCAGCTTGTCATTCATTGATCCGCTGATCTGCTTGAGAGCGTCGTTCATCTCGCTAGACATCCCAGCGTTCTCAATCGCCGCTCCGAGTTCTTCTGCAAGTGAAGTAACTTCGGGTCCAACAGGTGGTGGTCCAAGTCGTGATACAGTAATTTCACCGTCTTGGTCAGGCACGACAACAGGCACAATGTTGTTGTCTATTGCAGTGTCCACCGGTGCTGGCTTTTCGACGCCCAGCGCGATCTCCAGTTCCGACACTAGTGCTTCCGTTCCGACACTGTCGGGCCTCAGTCGTGGTAGTAACGATCTGGCGACACCACCAGCCGACGCCGGTACGGGCATATCGTCAGGTCTCAAACGTGGACGTAACGAACTCTGCAAGCCATTGTCTGGTTTTGTCGTTGGTCTCAGTCGTGGGCGTAATGATCGCTTGACGCCACCACCTTGGACCTTTGCGCCCTGATTGGGTCTCAATTGTGGTTTCAACGAGGTCTCTGGAGCAGTGACTTTACGTGGCTTGGGCATTCCAAACATCGCGGCGTAACCGCTTTCAGACGCTTCTCTGATCACATAGTCTGGTCTATAATTCGCAAAATGCATCGCTTCCTGTTTCCGACGCAACGCCAACGATTTGTTTTTCGTTCCGTTAGACTTGTCGCGTATCTCAGTGATTGCCTTTTTGACGTCGCCGTTTTTAATGTGTTTCACTAAGTTCGGACCGAGTAACGCAGGGTTGTGCATCACCAGTGACGTTAAGGTCATACGCTGTGGTCCACGCAATGGTGCACCATCCGTCAACTCAGAAATCAGCTTGTCCGCTTGGGCGACTTGGGCCTCGTACAGCGCACGGCTGTCACGGCTGCTAATCCCTTCAGTTCCATTCATCAACGCTTGCATCTGCTTGGGGGTCTTTCCGAGTACACCCGCCGCAAGCGCAAAGTTCTCAGCGTTGTCCAGATTGAATTCGTAGCCAATGACATTACGACCAATCGCGTCTTTTTGTACGTTCTGACTGAAGATGCGGTGGCTTGTAATGAAATCAAAACGATCACGATTGTAGTCACTAGCTACAGTGTCGAATGCTGATGGTCCAATCTTTGAGTACACCTCGTTCTCCAGCATCTCAACGTATTCGCCGTGTGGTAGGTCCAGCATCGTGTCCTCAACCGTGACACCAATAGTTGGGCTGACGAACCCCCCGTCGCGATACGCACCACGATACATTTCGTTTAGCAGACTGTTGTATTTAGTAGGGTCTCCGACGTCGTTAAGTGTGGTGATGTCGATAGGATTTTCAGTGAAATAGTTGAGCATGGTGTCCATTTGAATTTCCTATTTAACTAAGTAGAACGGCTTGGGGCCACCACTGCCATAGCGGGTGGGTTGATACTCACGCGGCGTAAGAGCGAGACGCTCAATGTCTGCCTGAGTCAATTTAGGTGTTCCAATAAATCTCGGCATGACAATCAATTCGTACTCACCAATCGCCACATCTTCACCGTATCCAGTATAGATCGGCTCTAAACGAATTCCTGGTCCAAAGATTGCCACGGCGGCTGCACGATCTAGTGCAAGATCACCTGTGAAAGTCTGGCTGTATTCCCAATTCGCTGAGTTAGACAAAAAGCCACGCTCTTTACCGGACGGGTGATACCGGCTGTCTACTTGTATCGCTTGACCGACTTGAAGTGATACGGGCATTCCGTTTTCGTTAACAACGATCTGTGAGTTATCTCCGAGTCGAGGTATAGGTTTCGCTGTAAGTGTACCTTCAGTGAAGATCGAAAACGCACCATTTTCAATGTTCGATATGTCATTCTCCAAGGTCGCAACGGTGTCTTCGACTTCTCCGGTAGCCGTGTTGAGAACCTCTTTGCCCAGCACGATACCACCAGCCGTGTTGGTCGCTTGCCGTCCAGACTTCACGATGCCATTTTGAACCCACATTTGATTTGACACAGCGTTGAATGCCGCTTGTTGGACATCCTCAGTGCTGTAGTCACGATCTTGCGACATCTGATAGGCCACGTACACTTTACCAGCCGCCCTCAGTTTACGTTGAGTCTCAATGTCAATCCCACTGATTGATGACCATAAACCTGTAAATCGCCACTCATTTAAAAGCTGACGCTGTATCATCGCGCCCATTGCGTCTTCGTTAAACAGTTCAGTGACAGTTTGCTCACGTTCACGTTCATTAGCGGCATCAGGTACTAGGATTTCACCCATGCCTTTGCCGTCTAGTTGCTGCATTGCTTCAATAAAACCTGGATTAAAAGTCTTGGCGGCGGCAGCTTGTGGGGATGCACCGTTCCGCATTTCGATAAACGCCGCCTCTGCACCGAGTTTTGCAGCAAAGTCGTTCTTTGGTAGCAATGAGGCTAGACTTGCGCCGGTCGGATCGGCAATCATCAAGGCTTCCAATGCGTATGATTGCTGTGCTGGATCGCCCGACGTCAGGTGTGACGCAAACTTCTGTTGTACATTCTTAGGGAAATTACCCGCACCGAAAGTCTGAACGTGATTTTTCAAGAACGCCCCAGCTTTTACTGACGCGCCATCGACACCCATTGGTGCATTCCGATTAAGCCAATCTAGGGATGCGGTTTTGTTTTCGGATGGATCATAGGATGGTGCGGGGGGCAATCCATTAGCCACGCTGTTCATTGCGACCTGATTAAAATGGTACTCAGCAAGCTTTGAGCGTTCTGTGTTCAAGTCTTTTTTGAACGCAGCGATCTGCGTCATGGAAATCCCTGGAGTATTCTGCATCTTTGCGACTACGGCAGACCCTCTGTTTCCAATCAGGGCTAGCTTTGCGTATTCGTCCTGCGTGTTTGTCAACGTGGTGTTAAAGTCAGAAGACATCTGAGAGAACGCCTGTTGTCCTGCCATCGTCGTATTGCGCTGAACAGCGTCCATCAACGAGGTCTCTGCTTTCGCGGACATGATGGGGAACTTCTGTGCGATTGATGGCATCTGAGGTGCGCTTGGGTCCATTGGGTCTTGCGCTTGGTAGTTCATATGAGCAATGAAT